AAAATTAGTTTTTCTATACAATTATCTGATCCATCAGAATATGAAGGTGGAATGTTAGAGATAGCAAATATGCCACCAAATGAAGAAACACGAAAAAAAGGAACAATAATTTTATTTCCATCCTATGTACGTCATCGAGTAACTCCTGTAACACGAGGTACTAGATATTGTATAGTCGGATGGGTCCACGGACCTCATTTTAAATAACAGATTATGAAATATATACCAAGAAGATTTAATTCACAAAATTTTTTACCGGGCTCAGTAACTCAGGGAAAAGTATCAAAGAAATTATTTGTAACAAGCTCATCTGATCCCGTAAAAACAAATGATACAGGAGAAGGTTACGCTGCAGGTACTACTTGGGTAAATACATCAAGTGGACAAGTGTTTATTTGTTCAGATAATTCTGCTGAAGATTCAGTTTGGTATGGACAAGAGGGAGATATTATTAATGAACCATTTACTATTGCTGGTTCTAATGGATATATTATAGGTGGTTATGGAAACACCGGTCTTGTTGATACACAAGAAAAAGTTTCTTTTACAAGTCCTGCTAATGCAACAGATTTTGGCGAAGCAGGTAGAACAGTTAGAAATCAAGGATTTGGAGTTCAATGTGATTCATCTAAATCTTATGGGTTTACTTTTGGGGGATTAAGAGACCCATGGCCAACAAATACTGCTGATATAGAAAGACATGGTTTTTCTGCTCCTACAAGTGGAACAAATACTGGCGAATTAACTTCTAATAGAGAATCAATGGCAACATCTACTGATGGAACTAAATCCATGTTAATGGGTGGTTTATCAGTAAGTGATGGAACACAAGCACTTGATACTATTGAAATGGTAACATTAAGTACATCTGGAGAAAGTACGTCAGCAGATTCTGGTGCAGAATTATCTGCTTTAGTTGGTTATGCTTCAGGTGCTAGTGATACTGTAAATGGTAGAGGATATAGAACAGGTGGAAATCATTTTGGAGCATCCCCACCATATCCACAAACATCTAGTGATGTTATTGAATATTCTGCTTTTACTTCAACTGCAGATGCTGCTGATTGGGGTAATTTAGTTACAGCAAGACAAGGACATCATGCTTGTCATGCAAACACTACAGGAGTTTGGGCTTCAGGGCATGGTGGAGGACCAGTAAATACTCAAATAGAAACATTTTCATTTTCAAGTCCCGGAAACGCTACTGATGTAGGAGAAATGTCTACTACCTTTGGTGGACATGCTGGACATTCTAGTACAGATTATGGATTTGCTACAGGTGGAGCAACGCCCCCATCTGGTTATCATGACCAAATAGATAGATTTTCATTAGTATCTTCGGGAGATGGTGCTGACTTTGGAGAAATATCAGCAAGCAGAGGATATTACGCTTATACACAAGGATAAAAGGAGAAAATATGGCAAACATCATTGTAGAATATAAAATGGATAAAAATCAAGAGGGTGCAAAAGTTAGACCTTATTGGATAGACGATGGGGGTTATTGGTATAACCCTAATAATTACACTTATATAGGTATCGTTGGTGATCCTGAAGTTAAAATACCAGAAACAGTTATTCGTTTTACAAAAACAACTTTCCGAAATAGATTATTAGCTATTCATGATTCAGAAGATGAAAATGGTAACTCATTAGCTCTTACTAAATTAGATGAAACTAGTGATCAACCATATCACGATAGAATTGAATTAACTGAAGAGGAGGTCCGTCAGATGTCAGATGATTGGTGGACTAATAATGTTTAATGCAAAATTTTTTAAAGATAATGGTTATTTAGTAGTTCCAAAAATATTATCAGGAGAACTATTAGATTTCATAGGAATACATGCCTACAATAGAGCAAGGATAGAAGGAGTTGAAAAAAATCCTGATGGAACTATCAAAGACACACAAGTTCCAAACACACCTAGCTTTTATGGCGACTTTGTAATGGAAAACCTACAAGATTTTCTGTTACCAAAAATAGAATCAGCAACAGGTATGAAATTATTACCTACATATACATTTTTTAGAGTTTACAAAGCTGGTGATATTTTAGAAAAGCATAAAGATAGACATAGTTGTGAAATATCAATGACAGTATGTCTTAGAAAAAAAAGAAACGAAAAGATTTGGGCAATATATGCCGATAACACAGACTACAAAAAAACACATAACTTAGGAGAAGGTCATACAGCTCGTGTAATGTTAGATGAAGGAGACGCAATGGTATACAAAGGATGTGAAGTAGAGCATTGGAGAGAACCTTACAACGAAGGAACAAAGTTAGCACAAGTATTTCTTCATTATGTAGACGCAAATGGACCACATGCAGAATGGAAGAATGATAAAAAAGAACATAAATATTTTGCACAGGAAAAATAATGCATACAGATATATTTTCTACTTGGCTATGGAATGCACGTATTAAAGATAATACTCAGCTAAATAAAGACCTAGAAAAATTTACATACGAACTACAGAAAAAAGATCCCGATACAGAGTTAAGGTCTGTAGTTAGAGGATGGCAAAGTAGACAAAACTTTCACGAACTAGAAGAAGCAAAACCATGGCTAAAAGCTACAGAACAATTGTTTATATCTATAGTTAGTGAACTTAAACCCGAAGAGGGTTATTGTCTAGATTTAGATACTGCGTGGCTAAATCTTAATCCACAACATGCAGAAAATAAAGTGCATATACATCCGGGAGCTGATTTATCCGGAGTTTACTACGTAAAGAAACCAGAAAATTCAGGGGGAATCGTATTATACGACCCTAGAGTACAAATATATCCAGTTAGGACACCAAAAAACGAAATGCGAAAAGATAGATTTGAAATTAATGCAAAAGCAGGAGATTTGCTTGTATTTCCGGGATGGTTGCAACATTCCGTAGATACAAATATGTCCAAAGAGGACAGAATCTCAATATCATTTAACTTATGTTGGAGGAAAATTTAATGGACGATAGAGACGCAAGACAATTACAAAAAGACCTAAAAATGATAGACCCTATGTTAGAACGTCTATTCGTTAAGGGTGACGTTAAAAAATTACAAACACTATTAACTGATGGACCTTACTTAGAACGACATCCTGAAATAGGTGGGTTAATCAAAAAATACGAAGAATATGTAGACGTTGAAAAAGCCAAAGAGGGCGGAAAAATACAAAAAAAACAAACAGGTGGTTCTGTAGAAGGACGAGCAGAAGACACTTTAGCTCAAGTTGAAAAACAAGCAGGTCTAACTCAAGCTCCAGAATTACCTACAGGAACTGATTTATCTTATACACCTATACAAGAAGCAACTCCTGAATTACTTGCAACCCCAACATTAGGGACAGTTCCAACACAAGCAGCGGCACAAACAGGAGTAGCTCAAACAGTTGCTGACCCAACAAAAACTGCAGCAGGAGTAGCTGCGGAAATTCCAATTGAAGGTGCTAGTGCAAAAACACTGGCAGAAATGACAGGACAGGCTGGGACAGTATCAACAGCAGCACAAATGACTGAACCGCAGGGAACAGTATCAACAGATGCACAAGCAACAGCTGCAACAGGATCAGCAGCACAAGCAATCGCTGCAACTAGAGCATTAGATAGCACTAAACTTGCCGATATGAAAGCTACAGGTGAGTTGTTAACTGCTACAAAATTATCTGATTTAGGTGTATCAGCCGAGCAGGTAACTGCAGAAACATCAGATGTGGATTCGCTAGCAACCGTTCAGGGTCAGCTACAAAAACTATCGACACAATTTGAAGACGAAAACATTCCATCATTTATGGCAGGAGCAGTAAGGGCAGCAAATGCTGCAGTTAATGCTCGTGGACTTGGCAGAAGCAGTTATGCAGCACAAGCAATATACCAAGCAGCACTGGAATCTTCTGTAGCAATTGCAGTACAAGATGCAAAAGTATACGAAAAATTTGCAGGACAAAATCTTTCAAACAAACAACAAGCAGCAGTATTAAATGCAGAAATACGTGCCAGAATACAAGGACAAGAATTAACAAATGAACAACAATCTCGTGTATTAAATGCAGCACGAATTACAGAAGTTAACAATATGGATTTAAATAATCAACAACAAGTTGTATTAGAAAATGCAAAGTTAACTCAAAATATGAACTTATCAAATTTAAACAATGCTCAACAAACAGCAATGGCAAATGCAGCAACATTCGCATCAATGGATGTAAGAAACTTAGACACAAGAGTACAATCTGCAAAACAAAATGCACAGTCCTTTTTACAGATGGATATGGCAAATTTAAGTAATTTACAACAAGCACAGACTGTAAACCAACAAGCAAAAATGCAACGACTTTTTAATTACGAAGCTGCAGAAAATGCAAGACAACAATTTAATGCAAAATCACAACAACAACAAGACCAATTTTTTGCAGAGTTAGGTTCTGATGTATCAGAATATAATGCAAGACGAGCAGATGCAATGTCAAATTTTAATGTTGAACAAACATCTGCAATAGATAAATTTAACAGAACACAAGAAGACAGTCGAGAAAAATTTAATGCCAATATGTCAATGATAATTGATCAAAGTAATGCCCAATGGAGAAGGTCAATTAACACAGCAAATAATGTTGGTATTAATAGTACAAGCCAATTTAATGCAGCTAATTTATTAAACGTATCACAAACACAAATGGCAAATTTATGGCAACGTTATCGTGATGAAGCACAATGGTCAATGACAAGTGCAGAAAACTCATATCAAAGAGCACATTCTGCTGCAGTTGCTGCAATGAATAAAGATTTTCAAAAAGAAATGTATGAAGAGCAATATAAAGACTCTGTTGTTGCATCATTAGGTCAATGGGCAATGGGAACAATTTCAGACAGATTAGAAGCAGTATTAACAAAATAGGGGAAACAATTATGGGATTTTTTAGTGGAATAGGAAAAATATTTAAAAAGATAGTTCGAGTTGCAAAAAAAGTTGTAAAAGGTGCAATTGGAACAGTTAAAGGTGCCCTAAAGGGTGACCCACTAGCAATGGCATCATTAGCGATGATGGTTTATGGTGGTTATCAAGCAGGTCAATTTTTATTTAACAAGGCAGCATTAGGAATAACAAAAGCAACTGCAGCGGCAGGAAGTGGAGCAGCTCAAAGTTTTGCTGGTTCAACTGCACAAAGTTTAGCATTAGGAACGTCAACTGCAGCATCTCCTATAATGACAGCAGCAGCTAATGTATCAGGTTCTGCTTTACAAGGTGGACTTGGGGCAGTAGCTGGAGCCGCAGGAACTGGGGCAGCAGCAGGAACTACATCATTTTGGGAAGCGGGAAGAGTAGCAACCCAAGGATCTGGTTTAATGCCTTCAAATGTTTTTACCCAAGCACCCTCATTAATGTCAAACCAACTGGCAGTTATGAAAACTACACCGGGAGGGGCATTGAGAAGTGTACCTACACGTTTTGCAGAAACTGCAACGCAAAAAGGGGGCTTTAAAAGTTTCTTTGACCCTAAAGGTTTAGCAACATCTGGAGTTAAGACAGCTAAGAAAATGGCTCAAGGACAAACTGCAATGGCATACAGCCAACGAGAAGCAGCATTAGAACAACAACAAAATTACTACGACAATTATATGGCAATGAGTCAACAAATGTTTGAAAGATTTGGTGGAGGACAGACACAATTTTCTGCGTCATCAACACCTATGTATGCAATTAGAGCTAATCAAGGTAATCCATCTTATGTACCACCAAACTTTAAACCATATTTTCAATATGCTGCAGGTACAAGCAATTTTGGAGCAGCAACAAACATATTAAACGATGCAATTAATACATCATATATTAGACAATACGCATAGAAAAGGAAAAACCAATGGCAATAAAACAAAATGACCCAACACTAGAAGCAGGAAACGTGGCATCAACTGACCCAACAGCTGGTGTAGATCCTGTAGATAGAGCAATACCGGGGCAATCACTAACAGATGAGCCGGGCAAATGGAATTGGGAAAAGCCGGCAACAATAGAAGCACCCCAAGAAGCAATTGATTTTGCGATAAACAGATTAACAAACGATGAAGACACATATAAACGTACAATTGAACTACTTGCAAGTGGAGTAGCAGTTGAAGCGATGACAAAAACATTGGTATTTACTATGTTTATGGAAGGTATGATTACAGCTGATCTTGCAGAAATTATACAACCATACATATTTTTCTTTTTAATGGGTATGGCAAGGGATCAAGGTATTGCACCACTGTTATTTAGTGGTCCACAACCAATGAAGAAACCAGTATTTAATATGATGAACGAAGTATCACCTACTGAACCTGAAAAATTGCAAAAACAATCAAGGGAATTAGAAGGTGAAGTAGAACCAGAAAAAATGCCTGAAAAAGTTCAAGCATTTATGGATTTAAAAAATGAAAGGGGAGTAGAATAAAATGGTATCATTTGGATTAGCCTTTGGAAAAGGTGCAGTAACAGCTTTACGACAAAAACAAGAACGTAAATGGGAAAAAGAAGCCTATGAAGAAAGTCCTGAGTTTGAATTAGCAGGATTACAAATTAAACAAGCAAAAGAAAATTTAGAGAAAACTGGCTGGGATATAAAAAAATTAAGAAGAGAAGTTGAAGGTGCAGGCGATAAAAACTTTGATGTATTCCCATTAGGCGGTAACTACACCTCAAGAGTTCCAAAAGATTTTAGTGGTACAATGGACACTTCGCCATACGCTTTTCAAAACATAAATAATTTAATAAACGCTGATGATAATTATAAGCAAGCCATTATGTTAACAGATAGTTATGGTAACCCAAAAGGTGAAATTGCACAAACAACAGCCAGTTATTTTACAACAAATTTACATAGATTTGCAAAAGATAAAACGGGTAAGGATGGTATCATAAGTTTACCTTTAGATAAACTCCCACCACTATTTGCAAATAAAGACTTTTTGTCATTACCATGGGTAGGTAAAGCAATTATATCAAGTATAACTACCCCAACCGAATACGCAGACTATGTAGATAGTTTAAAAAGTGAGGTAAAACCATCTTTACAAATTAACACAAGTTCTGATGGAAAAAATATTGAAATTACTAAAACTACTACTCACGACAGCGGAAAACCTGATAAAAAAGACCAAGATTTTTATGACAAGTACCCTCTTTGGAAAACGGGTAGGGGAAAACAAATACTTGCAAGTCACGACAATCAAATGACATACGCAAATTATGTATTAGAAGATGAAAAAGAAGGTTACAATAAAGTAGGATTTAGAGCAAAACATGTGCACCCTGACTTCTCGGATTATCAAATAATTGATAACATACTCGTAGATCATCCACCTGCACCTTCTGAATATACAGAAGTTATAGGAGGTAGAAAAATATTTAAAGAACGATCATTGAGTGGTGATGAAAATAAACGTGCAGAATTTACAGCTGCTCACGAAGCAAGTGATGAGATAATAAAAAAAACGGATGCTTACTTAAATGTTTTAAAAGACCCTAGTGTTATTCCGGGTGCTGTAGGATTCGCTGAAGGATTTGTTACTTCACTTATTGGTAGAGGGGGTATAGTACCTAATGTTGGTACAGTATTAACCAAATATGCAGGTTTACAAAGAGAAATTACTGAAACTGACCAAGATTATAAATGGCATAGAGAAGCACAAAGATTAATTAAAAATGTGCAAGAAGGAGCATCTAAGGGTGTTCTATCAAAAAGAGCAACTATGGATGCCATACGTATTGATTTAGCATATACTATTGCTCTTGCAAATAATGGAGGTGATGCTAAAAGTTTATCTGATAAAGATTTTGCTTATGCATTAAAACAAGTAGGAGATTTTAATGCTCCTTTAGCTACAAAATCTGAAATAAATGAAAAACTAGTAAGACTAGCCGTAAAAGAAGAAGAACGAAAATATATGTATTATATGAAAGCAAGCGAAAATTTTGGAGGCAAAGGAACACACAGTTTATATGCAGGTTTTGCTAATAAAGTTGGGCGAGAGAGAGGTAATCTTCTTCGTGCACACTACTACGCTACAGGTCACGAGGGAGTACTAAAACCAAACACATACACTATAGACCAAGTAGAAAAGTATGACCCTAGAAGAGATATGCCTAGCACAAATTCAATTTTATTCAACCAACAAAGAGATTTATAATAATGGTAGCAGAGTTAGAACAAGATACACAAAAAACAAACATCCTAGGACAAAATGTTCCTGAGAAGTTCGATTGGCAAAAAAAGCAAAGGGAAATGTATGAAGAAAAAAAACAGAAACAAGAACAAGAAGATATAATTACTGGAAAAAATGTTAAAGAGACAATTCTTAATAACATATTTACTTCCAATCCATCAAACCCCTACCAATCAGGAATCAATCCTGATACTACTCTTAACGTTATTACCTCACCAAACGTATCTAAAACTTTAAATGTCTACCCTGACTTAAAAGATTTGTATGTAACAAATAGTGGAGAAATACATGCAAAAACTAGAAGGGGGGGTGAAACACTAAACTTAGGTTTATATACACCCGATGTAGATATAACGGGTTTAGACATAATGAAATTTGACGGTAATCAACTAGCAAATATATATGGTATGGAACAAGAAATAAACCAAATTGCCCAAGAAAATGACTTGGGGTTTGAACAGGCTAAGAAATTGTATTTTGAAAATAGCCGTAATAAATTTGAACATTTTAAAACTGTTGACGAAAAAGTTGAAGCATTTAATTTTTATAGTGGGCAGGCAAATAACTACAGAGCTTATGCACTAAGCCAAGAAGGATTTAGTCCTGACGATAAGGGGGGTTATTTATACCAGCCGGGAAGTTTTAGAAGCACTTGGTTAGGTGATGCATTTACACAAGGAATATACAACACTCAAAAACTTGTGCCTCAAGCTATTGATCTTGTTCGTGGATTTAAGTATTGGACAGAGGTAGCTGGTGGAAGGGTGGCTGATGAAGCATTTCTTTTATCACAAAAAGGTATTTCTAAATTAAAAGGAGAAACTGAAGAGGAATATGCTGTAAGAAAAGAAAGAAATTTAAAAGCAATTCAACAAGCAAAAGATAAATTTCGTGGAAAAGGCGTAGATTTATCAGAGCAACTTTTTCCATCAGTAGGTGAAACTTCATTAATACTAGGTACTGTAGGAATACGTGCACTAGACTACTTAGAAGATATATCGAGTGATGGTCTTGTGGGTGTAATACCTGTCGACCCTAAAAAAGTAAAAAAATTTACACGTAATTTTAGAATAGGTGCAGAACCAGTAAACTTTGCAGGCACAATCGGAGCAACTATTCCTGAATATTTCGCAATAGGTAAAACAATAACAAAAACTTTTGTTGAGGGGGGAAAAAAACTTATAAAACAAGATAAATTGGTAAGAAAACAAATAAAAAAAGAAATAAAAGAAGATATTAAAAGACATAAAAAAGGTGAAGTAGATTATTTTGGAACAAGATTAATAAAACCTGAATTAAAACCAAAACTAACGTGGAAGGGTAGAAGAATAAAAAATATAGAAGAGATGGCTATAGCTTCTGCAAAAGACCCTAAGAAAGCATACAAATTAGATGCTTATATTTCAGGTACTATGGCTACGGCTCATGGAATAGGGACTGATGTAGTGGGGCTTGAGGCTGGTGGATTGGGAGATTTTGCTTTCCAATTAGCTTCTGGTATATTAGTTGCTGATCCAAAAAGATGGGGACCTAGGGCAACTGAACTACTCAAAAAACATGCTGATAAAGCGGGTAAAGGAAAATTATTTACAAAAGAAAAAGTCGACCCTGCCGAATTAAGACAATTGAAAAGAGACGAAAGATTATCAAAAGCAATTGTAAAAGAAGCCGACAAATCAGCAGCAAAATATGAACGATTAACAGTTAGAGCACAAGAAGAATACGCATTAGCTACAAAAATGGTAGAAGATAGACTTGAAAGATTACAAAAAGTATTTCCTAAATGGAAAGAAATAAGACCTACTATAGGGCAAGTAACTCAAATTGATGGAGTAAAAGCACTTGAAGCTTCCAATTTAAAAGGTGAAGTAAGTTTAATGGGTCAATCACAAAAAGAACTAGCTGGAGAAGGGGAATTGATACTTCACGATTTTAGACTTAAAAACCAAGAAATAAATAAGGCTCTTTGGAAATTAAGACAAAAAATAAGTAAGTCGGATAACCCTGACCTTGCGAATGATCTTTTAGATAAACTACACGATATAAAAGGAAAATTAAACATAAAAAGACATAAAGTTCATCAAAAATATGATGATATGGACATGGCTATTAATAAAATAGGTACAAAGGGAGCTACAGCAGACGATTTTAAGTCATTAGTAGATAGCGTAGATGATGTAAAATTAGGACTTAAAAAATTAAAAATGGAAAAAGATATAGCCGACCTTGACCCATTAGAAAAAATAGCTAAGACATCTGCTGAAAGAGCTAAAAAAATAGAGGCAATAGAAAGTCTAATTGATGGGGCTTATATAAAACAACGTTTTTTTGATCCCGATACATATTTAGCAAGACCATCTACTGAATTTACAAATAAAGTTCACAAAACTATAGATGATACATATAAAGCAATTTCAGATAAATTTTCAGTATTTTATAATAACCAAAAACAAAAAATAGATATTTCTGAATTATATGACGCAATACTTCCTGAATTAAAAGCATTGGACCCACGAGTAGAGTGGTTCAAAGGTGGAAAAAAAGTTATAAGAAACAAAATTTCAGTATATTTAAATGGTGAAAAAAATGCTAGCATAAATGAATTTATTGAAAACAGGTTAAAAGGGGAAAATGCTGGAAAGTTTATTGATGATTTAAAACAAATAATAAAAGATTACAAATTAGAAGGTTTTGATAGCTTCTTAAAAAGTAAGGAACCTATTGAAGTACTTAAAAAGACATACAAACAAGATATAAATATTGCAGTTAATAAAGGATATGATGAGGGGCGATTTAATATTCCTATAAAAACATCAGTACAAGATTTACATTCAAGTTTAAGTGCCCTACTAGCAGCAACACGAAAAGGTACTACTGAAGAAGCTACAAGAGTTTACAAGCCCTTAATTGACCTTTACGGTAAGCACTTTTTAGATAACGAGGAAATAGGAGGATCTGTTAAATTAGTTAATGATTTATACAAAACAGAAAAAGTAGCGGGGTGGTATCGTGGTACGGGTCAACATGCTATAAAAACAGAAAACGGAGGAATAAAAGCATTATCCGGAGATCAAATAATTAATAAATACATTGAACCGGGCAAAGGAAAATTTGAAAATGCCACTAGAGACTTTAATCTTATGTTCCCTGAAAAAGTATCTGTAATAACTAAAAATGGACCTGTAATGAAAAATAACATGCCTGATTTAGTAAAAAATGATTTTCGCATACACGCTATAAATGACCTAAGAGAAGGTTGGTTAAGAAATATGGCTGGAAAAGACGAAAGTTTTTTTACAGCAGAAAGTTTAACTAAATATAAAAATACTGATTTGTGGACTACAAAAGGAGGCGGATTGGGTTACACCATATTAGATGATGGCGGTAATATGTTTATAGATGCCCCTATAAATTATGCAACAAAACGAAAAGATATAATTGCACAAGCAAGAAACATAAAATTAGGGCACATAAAAGAAATGCAAACAGTAGGAAAAAATGTTAATGTAGCTATAAACGAACTTATTAAAAAAAATCCGAAATATGCAAACACAGTTTTAGGAGAATTGACTAAAGGTGCTGACTCAGCAAGATTTGTAGAAATTTTAACAGGTACAGAAGGTAGAGGAGGAAGTGTTTACAACGCAGAACAATTAGTAAACGCAGTTAAAAATTCCAAACTTCCTAATAAAGCAAAAATATTAGAAGACATAAGAGTTGTTTATATGGATGGGGTACTACAAAAGACAGCAACAGTCAAAAAGGGTGTAGGTGCACCGGATGCCGAAGCACTAGAATTTATAGTAAAAAAAAATAGAAATGTAACAAAAGCATTAGGATTTGATAAAGAACACATGCAAGCATTAGACGATATAGCAGAATTTGCTATTATGTTTTCTAAAGATGCCCAAACAATTAGAGGAATATTAGGTATGCCTAAAGGATTAACATTAGAAGGCATACTATCAAGAATGTATGCTGTAGTTAGAGGGGTTGTATCTGTAAGATTTATTTTAAGTGAAGCACTTCTTAGAATAGTAAAACTTAGAAATTATGGACTAATGAAGGAAGCAGTAAGAGACAAAAGATCAGCTCAAGCATTTGTTGATTTAGTTTTACGTGGAGAAAAATTGTCCCCTGATAAATTATCTGGAATAAAAAGATTATTTGCACGTCTTGCTGCACATTTTGAAGGTACTCAAGAATACGAAGATGCTATGAAAGATATAAACACAGATCAACATCTTAGAATTATGTCTAAAGAAGAAATACAAGAACGTAATTTAAAAGAATTTGGTGATGCAGATGGGGCTGAAATATCTAATGAATTAGAAAGACTTGGTATCGAATAATGAACGAAAAAGACCTCAGACATATGATATCACAAATCGCAACTATACAAACAAAGTTGAACGACATAAAACGAAACGTTTCACATCTTAATAAAGATGTAAATAATTTAAATGCCACCGCCAACCGATGGAAGGGTGCATTTGGAGTAATACTAATCTTTGGTGCCTTATTAGGTTGGATAGGTACTATTATTCTTAAATACATAAAAGGAGCTTAATATGGTAGAATGGGTATTAGCACAGTTACCACAGCTTCCACAACTACTCGATGCACTTTTTAAGATTGTAGGTGGTGCAGCAATTATTGCTACAATTACACCTAACAAATCTGATGACAAAATCATCGACTGGCTATGGAAAATTGTGAACTTTGCAGGTGCGAATTTCGGTAAAGCTAAAAATAACGACTAATATAGCTCAAGAACACCGGAATCGCCATTACGAAGGATTTTTAGCCCGTAGAGAGCAAAATTATCTTTTATAGGCATTTATATGCTTAAAGGTCAAATTTGCTTTCTATAGGGCTTAAAACAAGAAATTTTAAAATGGATGATTGTTTGAACACCGAAAATGTAATTTTTTGCATAAAAAACCATCATATATGGTTTCTCATATTTGCATGGTTATTTTTTGAAATTTATATCCGTATTTCTAACCATTTTGACAAAAACAATGATAAGTAAATTTATATTTAGTTTTATACTTAAAATAGTTCAACCACTAATGATGTGGTATATTGCTAAAAACGAAGGCAAGAAGGACCAACTATTAAAACAAGCGGAATTAGACAATGAAAAACATCAAGAAGCCGATAAAATTAGTGCTAGGATTGTTTCTGCTCGTGCTGCTTACCACAAATTGCGTGAGAAAGCAGGCGACTAACTACTGCCCTAATTATCCCTACCCACCTGAGGAGGTCATTAACAAGATAGAAAATTTACAAGACCCACTTGTAGATACTTGGATGATCGAACAACTCAAATTATCAGAGAAATTAGAACTCTGCCAATAATCGATATACTCTATCACAGTAAACGAAATAATTGAGTTTACAGATTAACATTCTGTTATTATAATAGAACTATTATTAATAATTTTTATTAATGGAGTTATATATGACTTGGTATACACCTAAGGTTAAAGAAGTAAGCGTTGGATTAGAAATTAATTCATATGCTTGTGCTTTAGTCTAACATATTTTTAGCGTCTTTTGAGAACATATCCATATAACTTTTAGCCCATTTTGTAAATGTGCAAAGTTTATGAGTGTTCTCATAGGATGCATTCCATCCATCTAATACTTCCTTTAAATCATCTTCCCTGACTGAATTAATCTCTGTGATAATCTGCCCATAATTGTTGAGCTTGAAGTGAATCGAAGCTATCGTTGCTTCGGGGGCTGGTTTTTTGTTCATAAGATTTCTCTAAAAAATAATCATTTATTAAAAGTTTACAAATAGCACCCAGTACAGTTACTGGTTTGCCATTCCTCCTATTTCTAGGAACTTCCTTGTATAAGTCCTTTAAGGTCTTTATGTGGTCTTCTGAAGATTTCAAAGTCGAAGTCAATAAATTAGACTCATCTTCAAAATGATGATCAGAATGTGTTGCTTTGCCCCCTGAATGAATTTTTACTCTTAATATGCAGTTCGGTTCTCTTTTTATCCATCTTTTAGGATGTAAATCAAAACAGACATGAACACGAACACTTCTCTCATCTATCCGAATAGTCTGTATTACGGATAGTTTTCTATAACATATGTCAGTCATTATTTCTTATCTTTTTTCTTTTTATCTTTTTCAGTTGTTTGCTGTTGCTGTATAATTGATGCAGTTTCTTCAATTAATTTATTAAGATACCATCTTGCTTTTAATAAATCTTGAACAGGTGTTCCTTTATGCCTGTAGCGACTTACATACTTAACAACATTACCCTGTGCATAATTAAAATTATTGCTTTTAATAAAGTCAAACACCTCTATACCTCCTTGGTTATAGTGTCTTGGTTTATTAATAGGGTCGTACTTTTCTTCTTTTTTCTTTTCTGTCATTTATACCTCTTTTTAATAATATCTAAACTTATAAATGTTGGATTATAATTACCCTTTTTGACATCTCTTTTAAAAACAACCCCTCGCCACCAAGCATTGTTATCTGTTCTTGCGTAATCGAGATAATGATCAAAAAAACATCCACATACTAACCCCCATAATCTTGTACCATCTCTTCTGGTTCGTGTAGCAATATCTAACCGGTGGCTATGCCCCATAGTACAACTTTGAAATGTATTTTTTATTAGACGGGAACCTACATTTTCACCTGACATAGCTTTACCCATAACACCTGTAGAAAAATAGTGTGAATATAGAATACCATCTAGGTTATAGGGTGTCAAGTAGGGTATTAATTTCCAATTATATTTTAAATAACCTAAATCTTCTACATTAAGTATATCGGCTAATTCTGGAATATCTTCAGAAACTCTTTCAATTCTTTGTTCGTGATTACCCATTAATGCAACCTTTGTAGGGTTGTATTTATTTACCTTTGCGATTTCATTTTCAAATCTTTCCTTTGCATCAAGTGCACATTGGACATCCTTTTTGTATCGCCTACCTTCAAACTGCAATTTTCCTTTATCATATATACATAAACTTTCCATATCACACCAATCCCCAATATCAACGATAACGTCAGGTTGGATTTCAGCAACAAGTTTGCCCAACCAAGTAAACCGTTCATTTGACACATTAGGCATAGCATGGGCATCCGGTATTATTAAATGTGTTGTCAATGTAATGTTCCTTTCTTAGTAAAATCTACGTTAATAATATTCTTTTTTGGATCTTTTTTAGTTTCTAATTCATCTAATATTTCTCTTAAACCATCATCAATTGATTTATCTCCCGCCTCATAAATAATATCCATATGATTCTCAAGTAAATAAACAAGTCCTCTTTGTATGTGCAACAACTGCAAACTAGGTCTTACTTTTTTCATTATTTTATCTACTTCTTTTTTTGGTAATCTTTTAGGTTTACCTTTTTTATTAGGTTTAGGTTCAGATTCAAGTAAACCCTCGAATGACTTTATTGCGAACCCCTTTTCACCCATAGGTTCCAATATAATTCCACACGACCCAGACCTAAGACCTAATAATTTAGATACACTAGGCACTACTTTTATATCTTTTTTAGTTCTTTTCATTAAACCATTCCTTTGGAATAAACTTTTCCGAATAAATAAATCCATTTTTTTCACACCATCCGCCATAAGTAGTTTTACTTTTAGGGGATAATTTATTATCTGCCCTTACAAATACAAACCTAATGTCTAATTGCGGATGCTGTTCTTTTATTAGCAAATGCTTTTTTCTATCTGCCATTCGTAAAAACCCTTTGCACTCTACATATAAATCATAATCTGGAAAATAAAAATCTGGAGTATATGTTTTAGGGGGCGTAACATATTGTATTCTTTTTGTCTCATACTCTACTTTTACATTATGTTTAGAGACAGCAGCGACAACACCTAACTCAAAGTTAGATCTAAATTTATGACTACGAATCAATGGATTTACTATACCTCGTTCTAAGTGTCCCTATGGATTCTAATAAATAATCGTAAGTTTTATATGAATACTTTTCTAAGTTTTCGTCATCAGACCAATTGCAAGTAAGCACAACAATCCCACCTTTTCTTAAATGTGTATGTATTTTTTGTAGACCTTCTTCTAATAATTCTCGTTTACTAGGAAATATTCTATCCGACCAATAGCTCTTCTCTGTATCTGATGGTTTTTCTTTTACAACTAAACCTACAGCATTAGAATAATTTCTCATTAGTATAGCATAATCACTACCCCCCTTTTTTTGTTCGTTATCAAGGTATACATAAATCGCATCTTGATTTACGGTTAAGTCGTGTTGATTAATACTACTCTGTAACAAAATCGGCATTACTTTAGTTCTCTTTTTTCTAATTTAGTATACCACACATATGGTGGATGCTTTGCTCTACTAGAAATCTTTGGTGACAATTCAGCATCTTTCCAACAATGCTTTTTATACCCACAGAATGTGCAAGGGTAATTCATTAACCTATTGCCTGTGTATGTCACTTTTCCTTTGTCTTTACCTGAATAAGTTTTATAACTTTCAGGGGTATCTTCAAAACCTCTTTTAAATTCTTTGTCTACATTTTCAATATTACTTTTTACTTTTCGTAATGCATTTAATTTTTCGTTTTCTTGCTGGTCAGGAACTTCACATATAGCCCATTCCCCTGTTGATTTATTTATTGCAATCCACCCCCCAAAATCAGAATTATCTGCATGAGCATACGAAAATCCTTGAGCAACATACCCAAAAGTATCATCATCTTTTATTTTCATATAGCCACCCCACTCACCAAATTTATTATCAAACATAAAAGGACTAGCACTTTTTATGTCCCAAATTTTATCATCTATTTTGATGTCATATGTTCCTTTTAATTCTACATTTGCTACTTTTGTTTTTACTTCTTTTTGTAGTTCTTGAACATTAACACCAGCACCTTTCATAATAACAACAGCAGATGCCTCTATTAAGTCGCCAATTAAAAATCTCATTATTGAATTATATTCGTATTCTTGTTTTATACCTTTTTTATTGAGTTGTTGTTGACAAATAGGTCTTCCAACTTCTGACATACGAAGTCGCCATTTATTTCGTTTTTGATTAAATTGCCTATCTATTGCCTTGCCACATAATTCCTTAAATTCTTCTACAAGTTCAGGGGAAAGTTTGCCTTCCCCCTTACTTGCTTCTGAAAGGAACGATTGTATTTTAGTTAGTGCCCAATTCATCCTCGAGACTATCTCCTAAACTTACATCAGACTCTTTTGGAGTCGATTTCATGGCTTCTCTGTGCTTTCTCAAAATAGAATCATTAAAAGCCTTAACACCATCAAAAAAATGTTGCATTAACTCCTTATCATCAGGAGAAAATTCAGCATTGCTTTTGTGTTTAATAGTAGCCCCATAAAAGGTATTAGCACCTTTTTTCTTTTTCAAAGCTCCAACTTCAGCAAGAGTTTCCCACATAGGTTTCTTTTGCTTATTTAGACCTTTAATAAAGTCAGCGATTGGGATAAAAGATACACCCTTGACATACCAAACAACAGGTAAATTTTCAACTATTGATTTTTCACCTCTCGCATTGATACCATCAATGGTTACTCGACCATACACTACTTGATTACACTTCACATTTTTTTGTAAAGCATACTCACTTGAGTTAGGGTCTAGTTTTTCAGCTTCCTTCTTGGCTAAACGACCACATCTTTCGCCACCTGTTGAATCGTAGAATATACCATTTAATGTATTTAATTGAACAGTTTGTGATGCAAAAGTTTCAGCTTCGTTATCCCAAGAACTATACATAAACAACCTTATAAAAGGTCGTATTATCGCAGTTTCACCAAATACAACTTCACTTGTTTTTGGATTTCTAACTGCTAGATAACCTCTTGGTAGAGTATTACCTTCATCGTCTTCTGCGGAGTGGTTTATAGATAATCTAGGTAAACCAACTTCCTCTTGCCCTTCGTCTGCTTGACCTGTAAATTTCATCATGTCTTTTAATGAAGCTTTACTTAGATCTGTAGGCAGAATAGAGCCATTTGTTTTATTCATATGTAATTACCTTTTAAAATATATGCACATATACAATATATAGCATACATAAAAACATATGTATACCATATCTTGGCTTATGATAACTTAAATATAGGTTATCCACAGACATTTGTCAACTTATTTCTTTTAAATTTAACCAGTCCTTACCAATCTTTAATTCTACACCTACTGGCATATCATATTTAATATTATATCTTCTTTCACACTCTAATGCCAAAGAATACATACCTTGCTGTAATGCAATTATACAAGCATTTTTTTCGTTAGGGTGAACATCAATAATTATACTATCGTGGACAGTATTTACAATCATTGATTTTAAACCTAGAGTTTTCATAGCCCTATGTGTTCTAACAAGTGCTATAGGTAATAAATCAGCAGTTGCAAATCCTTGCACTGGATAATTTTTTATAGATGTAGAATGAGTCGCAGTCCCATACCTTGTTCTTTCTACATATGGAAATTTATAAATTCTACCTGAAGGTAGTTGTAGTCTTTTATATACAATTGCTTCTTCTTGCAAATCTTTATGCCAATTCGCAATCCCATCATACTTTGTTCTAAATTTTAAATAATATTCTTTTTGTTTTGGTGTCCCTAACACACCACCATACAAAGGTTTAAATGTATGTGCCTTTGCTTGCTGTCTTGTGACATTCATAACTTTTGCAGTGTAGTTATGAACATCAAAATTATTTTTTACATCAGTATAAACTTGTTTATCTTTACTTAAAAATCCTGCTACTCTAAATTCCAATTGTGAATAATCACCCTCTAGTATTAACCCATTTTCAAACCTACTGACTATTGCTTTACGAACTGGAAATGTTCCGCCTCGAGGCATATTTTGAAAATTTGGACTACGAGATGACAGGCGACCTGTTGATGTCACACACTGCATAAATTGTGGGTGAATAAAATCTCGTTCATTAACTGCTTTTTCAATTCCTTCAACAAAAGTTGTAAGATAAGTTCGTATAGCAGAATATCTGATGTATTTCTCAATAAACATTCGTGATATCCCTGTTGCTGATGTAAGTAATTCGTGCAAAGTAGTGCTATCTGTTTTAAAGCCATTAACTGAAATATCAAATATTCCTCTTGGGGCTAATTTTAAACCTGCTACTTCTTTAGTTGGTTCATACACTATACCTACAGCATCACACTCGTGACATCTGTATCTAGGTTTTCCAAAAGTATTGTCTTTTCTTAATTTAGCAACTTTACCCAAACCATTACACTTTGTGCACTTATGGGCTATTGTTCTTGCTTGAACTTGAGTCATACTACGAACTGCTTTTTCAAAGTCTTCTTGTTTCATTTGTATTCTTCGTTTTGCTTTTCGTGTGTTTCCTCGTAGCTCAAAACCAAGATTAAAAAATTGTTTCCAAAACTTTTTATCCTTTACCTTACGAGAATAAATAATAACAGACCTATCTTCTGAACTATTCAAGTTAAAAGTTGTATCACCCATAACTTTTCTACCAAGTTCATTTAAAGATAATTCAAGATCGTTATACTCTTTAGTAAAGTCCTTTTTTATTCTTTGCAAAGTTTCTTTATTGACTTTTAAACCTGCAATTTCAATATCTGTAAGAACTTTAGTTAATTCTAAAGATAATTTACAAGTAGGTATAAGATTCATTATTCTTCTTTTTTTACCACTTTTTTAAATAGCTTACTATCAAAAAAAACACAGGGTTCAATATCTTGGTTGTCGCCTCTATCGGTTCTGCCCCCCATAGATATTGTAATCTGTGCATTACTTAATAAATGAACTTCACAATGGTATAAATTATCTGTAAATTTTACCACTAAATTAAATGGAAGTCCTGTAAGTTTGTATAGTTGCATACCTGATAAATATTTATCAAGACTTAACATATATGTTGGATAAGTGCCCATTTTGTGGTCTCGTCTTTTAATCTCAACCCAACTTATAACTTGTCGTCTATCATTAAGTATAGCAAAATCAACTTTGTATTTAATGGGTAGTTTTTGATAAAAAACTTTCCAAGCATCTGATAATTCATTAACAATCGCTTGTTCTACTTTTCTATCATCTTCTGTTTCATACATTTTTCGTATCATATAAACTCCTTATATGTAGTTTTTAATATATCTAACTGATAATCAGCAAGACATTTAGTTGCTTTTATATCGGCTATTCCATATTCTTTAAGAATATCCCAAGATATTTTATCAAAACCTATACCTTTATCGATATATTCACTAACTAAATCTTTTTTTGGTAATTCAACATTTCTTCTTCTACAGCACCCTTCTAATGTCAAATCACATTTAATTCCACCTGATAATAGATAATCAATTACCATAGTATCATATAAATTTCCATTGTATTTAAATCCACATTCTAATAACCATTGCAAATCAAATTTTATATTATGCCCAATTAAAAGTTGTGTATTCTGTAGATAAGCATTTAACTTTTTAAAATTTTCTTGACTTTCATCACCACTGCTATGAGAAAACTTAAAGTAATCAATTTTTTCTCCTTTATCATTAAAACTTATAGTTCCTACTGACACTAGCTTATTACCTGTAATAAAAGGGCTTGGATCAGTTTTACCATTTATTTCTTTATATGTTGTTTCAATATCAAGAACTATCATCATAAAACACTCCTCTGTGGTGATTCATAAAACAATTAAAAGAACTATGGTCTCCATTAATTTTATTTTTACTAATACAAAATTTTCTTCTCCCCCTCGCACAATCATCAGAATTATCCATACCGATACCGATGATGATATCTGCCTCACCGGCTTTTCCTGTGCGTGAATTATCTAACATAGAGTAATCAACTTTTTCTCTGCCTTCCGCCTCATAACTTGCCTGTGATACTGCCCAAATTAAACAACTTGCTCGTTTACAAATTTCTCGTGTTTGCACATACACTTCCTTTAATTTTTCATCTGTTCTATTATAATCTCCTGTTATCTTTACCTTATCTAATTGATCTAAAAACATCACATCAGGTTTGAATGTTGTCGCATAATCTTGTATTTCAGAAACATATGTTCCGACACAATCGTGAACAACAAGTAAATCCTTTATTTTTTCATATTCTTCTTTGCACTTTGGTAAAGTCTTTTTAATTTCATCTTTTGTTTTACCTAATAATGATTGTACTATTCTCAATTTAATACGAACAGCAGGTTCTTCGTTTGCCCAATAAACAACCTTTTTTCCTTGTTTTAAATATTGACTGGCAAGAAAACAAGCAAAGGTAGTTTTACCAACTTCAGGTCTTGCTAATAGTATGCCAAAATTACCACGAGATAATCCTTCAACTCGCTGTTCTAAAGAAGGTAAACCGAATTTAAATTCAAACTCTTCTTCCTTGCCATTAAGCATTTCATCTAAATCTTGTGTCATATTAGTATAGGTTTGACTATTGTCTAATTTATCTATCTCTAAAGCATCCACAACTATTTTTTGTAATTCTTGAAAATTAGCATCTTTTTTTCCTGTAAATATTTCAATGGATTTTTCACCAATTTCTCTTGCCTTGTTTCTTCGCCATAAATTTAACAATAAATCTTTTGCTATTTCGTCTTTAGGTATATCAATATCGTTAAGACTTAATATAACTTCTTCTATTGTATTTCTTGTTAATGTTGGTAGTGCTGGATATTTATCTCTATGTATTTCAAGCAACTCTTTAACTGATAAATTTGATTCATATTTTTCGTGGGCAGATGTCATAGTTAAATATATAGTTGACAATTCTTTTGGAAACATCTGTTCATTAAGAACATATCTTGCCTCTTTCCAAAAATCATTTTTTAGGCATAGTGCTAATACTTGTTTTTGTATCATATCAATTCCTTCCTTTTCTTTGGTTTCAATTTAAATTTACCTTTACCTCGCATCTCCTTTTCAGGAGTAAGTGGCTCTTTACACCAATCTCTAAATTGTGTTTCTGGACAAAATCTACCCATAGCAGGATTTGTCATTCTAGCAACTCTAGGTGCTGATAATTGTTTTACCAACTCGCCCCCACATTCACATTTCTTTTTCCACTTACCATAGGGATGTTGAAATTCCAATTCTTTTTTACATTTTTTACATACATAACTATAAAATGGCACTATAAATCTCCTGCTTGTTCATATGAAGAAGAATAAGATTTAAATAGCTTTATTATATTGTCTTTATTTTCATATTTCAAATCTCTTTCTAACATTTTCATATCAGTATTAACATAAAAACTTAATTTATCAACTAATTTTAAAGACTTGTCAGTAGCATCTTTATCAAGACAAATAATAACACGAGACCATCTGTTTTTAATTGTAGATAAAACACTATTTGGTAAACTTGTTCCTAACAATGCTAAACCTGTGTATAAAGAAGATACTGCACAAGCACTTGGGCAATCTTCCACCACTACTAATGTATTTTTATCTATATCTCCTTCAACTATAAATGGGCTTTTAGATTTACCATATCTAAACCATTTTAATTTTGAATTTTTATTCAATGCTCTACCAATAGCATCTATGACATTATTACCAATATCTTTTACTAAAAAAACAACCCTATCTTGTTTTACATCATACATAACTGATATTTTTTTTGTCATATATGCCTCCCACGAATTGTGTTGTTTTAAATACTTAACTGCATTTTCGTTACGAAGTGGGCTTACAAAATAATTAGGAATTGAAAACTTTGAATTTGTGTTAAATACTTTTCTAATTGTAAATGCTTGTTTAGTTGGTTCTGTTGTTAAACTTCCTTTTACATTACAATCTGCATGAAAACAATTATATAAAATTGCTGTTCCTGTGTTTCTCACAGATAAAGTATTAGTATTACCACATATAGGACAATCATCTCTATAGATGTCTTGTGGTTGCAAATCTAAAGTTTTAACAAATTGTTTTATGTTCATTTATCTTTTTCTCCTTCTCATTCTCCTTTGTGCTTTCCTCCATTTACTACCTTTTTTTCTCCTTCCTTTATGTTTTTTTTGCCACTTCATAAATCAATCTTTTCATCTTTATAAAACTTTAAATGAAAATATTTTCTCCATAACCAACTTCTTAACATTGATACACTCATAAATATCCCACCAATAACAAGCATATTAAAATAACTTGTATGAATATTAAACAATGGAAAAACTAAAATTTGCATAACTACTGCAATTATATAACCACTACCTATATCTACAAATGTTTCAAAAAAATGTTTTCTATGGGGCATCCTTTTTATCAGTCCACTCTTTTATAAAAATCTTATAATAGTATTCTGCATATTGTTCAAGATAAGCATTCATATCCTCTGCAAATTTAGGATTAACATCATATGCTCTAGCAATAGTATCACTAATTTTTTTTAATCTTATTGTCATCTCTTTTACTTTTTAACATATCCTCACTAAATATTCCTTTTACAATTCTTTGTTGATTTATATAATCTTTAGGCAAACACATATATTCCGATCTGTCTTTAAATAATATTTCTGCCTTACTGATACATTCATTAACATCTTTGTAAGTATCTACATAATAAAAATTCATTTTCAACCAAGTCAACAGCACAAACTCCATTAGTTTTTCTTTTTTAAAACTTTTTTTAAGTATTTCTCTAATGCTATTAAATTAGGAAACCTTTGTCTAATATATTTTCTTATTTCACTCATTTATACTCCCATTTATGTTTAGATAACTGATACTTCTGAACTTCCTTTGCACTTTTAAATTTATATACCTTAACTGGTTTTTCTTCTTTAATTTCTTCAACCTTTATATACTCATTTACTTTACAAAATTTATAAGGTCTAATAAAAAAATGTATAGTTGAACAATCCATATCTAATACTTCTGATGCAACCATATCACCTGTTGTTTTTTCATTTGTAATTAAACCCACAATATCAGCTCCTGTTTTTATATCACCAACTACTTTTAATGTCGTTGGTGCAGAAGGTATTAATGCACAAGATGTAGTAGATACTACAATTATTATTAAAAACAACCTCATATTATCCTTATAAAAAAAGTGGGTAGGAGAAAATGAACAAACCTACCCACCCGAAGGAGGTCAGATGTACATAAGTTAACATCTGTTGTCAGGCATAATTTCCTGACTATTACAATTTACACTCTTTTTATTTTTTTGTCAAACACTATTGACAACTTTTATAATCTATGGTAAAAGGGTAGCACTACCCCAAAGGGAACATAAATATGCACTTTAGATTAATATAGTGATATATTAGGGATAGGCAAAAATAAAATTTAAGTTATTGATTTTACTGAATACATAATTTTAGTAGTTGACATTTTTGAAAAGTTGTATTATTTTTAAAATCAAGGTTTGTAGGTTTTCCACAGGATTCGGTTTGAAATTACCGAAAGTAATCAAGAGTTCCTTAAGAAAAAATCTGCACGATTTGTGGTGAGGCTGAATTGGTGTCTCTTAAATTATACCAAGCCTAACTGGGATTGGAGCTTTATACAAGGATAGGTAGTTGACAGCAAAATAGTGCATAACCGATAATTGTATTTGGCGTTTAACTCAATGGCTATAAAAGTTGCCACAAATTTTAGGAAATAGAAAGGATAATAAAAATGAAATATGATTTACCTGATGGTTGGACTTGTATTGCTTGTGGAAAAGAATATCTAAAAGATACTACAGGTAAACAAGTAGCAGACTATAGTGAAGGAACAATATGTAATAAATGTAGAAAGGAAAACATAAATGAAAAAAATGACAAAGACAGAATTAGAAAGTCTAGGGTTATGGGACATAACTTTTTATACAACTGATAAAAAAGGTAAAGAAAAATTATGGACTACCCAAGATAATGTAGATCATTCACAATTTTGTGATGGTTGGGAAACTCATGATTTTAAAGAAAGGAAATAACTATGAAAAAAGTATCAGAAAATAAAAAAATTTTAGAAGATGTGCAGTTGTTAGGTAAAATAAATCAATCAACTGATACCATAAACCTTTTAAAACTTGTAAGAAAAAAATTAGTTATTAAATATAATAAAAGACAACCAAAAGGAAAAGGATTAAATGAAAAAGTATTTGAGGTATAAAAAATGAATAGAGAACAAGAGGACGAATTACTAAAGGACTACATTGATTCCTTGAGAGAGGAATCAAATTGGAATGTGTCTTTTGTAGAATATAAAGACCGAGAAATAAAAAGGATAAAGAATTTTAAACATACAGATGAAAAATAAAAAACAATTAAAAGAAAAAATTACAAAGGACTATGCCAAATTGACAGATGTCCAAGTAGAAAGACTACAAAAACAAATACAATCTTTAGAAATAGATTGGGATTATAATGATATGCAACAAAATTATGATGATGATGATTATGAATTATACAGCATAGAAAGATTTGGATTTATATACCCACTAGATTACGAGGGTTCTGAAATTTGGGACAGCAAAGGTAGGAAAGTTGATTTTGATAATGTTAGTGGTTGGGATAGAGAAATTATAGATAAGAATTATAGAGAGGGTGGACAAATAGAGGAATGAATGAAAATGATTTTGATTTAGATGAGATGTTAGAGGACTATGTTGAGGACATACGAAACAGAGAGAACTGGGACATTTCGTTTGAAGAATATAAAAAGAAAACTATTGAAAGCTATAGTTTGCAAAGACGAGTGAAAGCAACAAGAGAAATAAATGGGGGTGGAGAAGAAGATGAATAATTTTATTAAAGAAATAAAAGATACTTATAGACAAGAGAACAAAACCTATATGAAAGAAAATAAGTCTATGGTAGAGAAAGGTAATTACGAAATGAGTGATGAGGATTTTTATAGAGTAGAGGGTTGGGTTGAGGCACTTGAATATGTGCTTAAACTAGCAAAAGAGAAAGGATTAGATAAATGAGTGATTTTATTGCGATCAAATCAAAAGCAACAATATTAAAAATGCTAGACAACGAAATAAAAGAGGCACACGAGACTAACTTACCAACAAAAGAATATGATGATATGTGCAGTAATATGGATATGTCAGATGAATATGGTAAATGTTTTGAGTGTGGTTGGATAAGTGCCTTGAAATATATGAAAGATAAGGTGGGGGAAAAATGAAAGTTAAAGAATTAGAAAAAGAGATTAGAGGACAAATAAAAATCCTAGATAAAAAGGAATTAGAAAAAGTATTAAAATTTATTAATCAAATATTAAATGACCCAACAATATGACACTAGACAACCGAGTAGATATGAGTGATGGGTTTTACTTACAAGAAAAAGTAAGACGATTGGAAAGTGATGTTGAACACCACGCTGAAAGCCACAGAAAAGCAAATGAGATGCTAATGGAAGAACGACAAAAAGTATCAACTTTACAATCGAATGTAAAAATGGTTGAATCAGAAAAGTATAGGGCATACAAACGATTAAAACCTTATGCAGAATTTAACCACGATGTGAGTGTAGTATTAACAAAATTAAACAAACCTATACGAGCATTGTTGGTTAGAGTTAGCGATAATATAAAAATGGATAAGGAAAAACATTCGAAATACATTACACCTATAAAAAAATTACGAGATTTGATCAACGAATTAAATGATGCACACACAAAATTTGGTGCAAAAATAAAAGTAGTTGACAATGAACAAAAGAGTGGTTAAATGTTTAAGAGGTTTACTTGATTATTAATAACCATTTTATATAAGGAGGATATTTATATGAATGTAAACACCGATGACGAATTTGCATACACATTATATGCAGACGATGATGCAGAAGATTCAGATGCCGATAATGGTGCTGATGACGATGCAGAAAATGGAGACGCAGATGACGATGCAGATGCCGATGAGGAAAATGGAGATTCCGATGAAGGTGATGCAGAAGATTCTGATTAATGAAGGAGTATTAGTGAAGTGGGGGCATTTTTCCCATTCACATTTTTTATTTGAGAGGTTGTGCTGTGGAAGAATTTTTAGATATTTATCAATTAATTGTAAAAGTATTGCTAGTATTAGCAGTAGTTGTAATTTTTTTGGCTTTATAAGAGGTAAAAATGTTAGGTTATCAAAAGAAAAAACTAGAACTAATTGAAGAAGAAATACATAATGCCCTAGATGATTTACAAGAGCATTTTAATATTTTACTTGAAGAAACAGATTATTGGTATGAAATACTAACTGAAGATAAGTATGTAAAATTTATAACTGATTACATACTAAAAAAGAATAAAATAAAATGTCTTAATGAGAATGAAATACATAAAGTTATTTATAATAATGCTCATCAAGAAGTTATTGGAAAAGAACAAGTGATAAGTTTAAAAAGTAAAACAAATGATAAACCGAGTGATACAGAATAGGAATATTAAAAGATGATAAAAATGTCAATTCTTTTTGCATTACTTGGCTCAAACCCAGCAATACAACACAATACCTTTATTGCACACATTAATCAAACATATAGAAGTCATAAAGAATGTTGGCAAGATTTATCAAGAGTTGTTGTTAATATTATTAAAGAGGAATCAGAAAAAACTGGAAAATCTAATGATTGGAAAGTTGCATTATGTATAGATTACGATACAATGGAAATGACATATAAATTTTCTGAAACTATGCAACAAGAAATAGATAGAAAACAAAATGAAAAAAAAGGAACAAGTATTTAAATATCTTTTAAAGAAAAGAGTTGCAGTAAATATTTCATTTATTGTAAAAGGTAAAAAACCTGAATTAGCAGAACGAGAAGTAGATAGCTTTATAAAAAAAACAATTACAAATTTTGTCATTCATTTGCAAGAAGATAAAATAATTAAATCTTTTGATGATTTTGATATGAGAACATTAGTATTAACAGAAACAGATGATAAACAAAAAGATTTTACACAAGTTATAAATGAAATTAATAGTTTAATTAAAAAACAAGCCAAAAAAAAATAAATTTTAATTCGTTGAATTTACCGACATTTTCAGTTTACTTACATTTTTTCCTTGCAATTTTTTAAAAGTGAGATTAGGTTTTTAAAAGGAAAGGATAATAAAATGAATGATGGCAAATTTATTATGTTTCAAGATGATTTTTATAATTTACTAGAAAAATATTCTAGGGACAAAATCAACTGCGAACATAAAAAATGGAATGAAATTTGTAAAACAAGAAATGATGTAGCAAATTTTATAGATACATTAAAGAAAGGATAATGAAAAATGAAACATTGGAAAACAGAAGAGGAAATGGGCGAGGGTTTTCAACACACAGAAAAAGAACATAAAGAATTTGAATATAATTCTTTAGAGGAAACAAAGCCCCACGAAAAAAATACAATGAGAACAATGTATTTAATTAGAGATGTTTGGACTATTGAACAATTATGTAAATTACAAGAACATCTAACAGATACAATTAAAGAAAGAAAGGATAATAAAAAATGACTAGAGAACAAGCAATAAACATAATAAGTAAATATATTAAAATTTATGGTTTAAGTGAATTAAAACAAACAATCTACATAATGGGGACTAGTGAGGGTTTATTTCCTTTTACAAAATACCCCAATTGGGTAGATTTTATTAAGGCAAAGCAAAAAAATAGTAAAAACTTTAGGTCTAGGGGTATTTATGAGGGTTTTTATACTTGTTCAGATACAATGCAAGAAATTAAATACCAAATAGATAATGTTGAATTTTGTAAGAAAGGATAATGAAAAAAGAAAAGAATTATGAGTGAATGCAATAAATGTGGAATAACTGATTTTGAAATAAAACCTAAAGAAATTAAAAAATATTTAGGCGAAAAACCACAATCAAAAAACACAAAGGAATGGGGGGATTCTTATTGGGAACAAACAGATAGAATGTTTCTTGTAAAAGAATTTAATGTCATTTGTAGAATGTGCGATATGAAACAATTAAGGATTAAATAAACAATGATTACAATAATAGCCATAAACCTTGCATTTACTTGTATGTTTCTTATGCTACAATAAATACTTGACAAATTTATTAATAGATATTAAGTTAATAAAAAAATGAATGAAACAAATAAAATAAAAACAAACATACTACGAATATGTAAACAAAAAATATTTACCATTTATTTTACAAAAAAAAATGGGCAGATCAGAAAACTTACTGGCAAATTACATTTTAAAGATTTAGAAAATAGAACTACAAACCCTGATAAATTTTTAATCGTAATTGATTTTAAAATTACAAAGCAAACATATAGAACTGATAGAACTAGACCTGAATTTAGAAATATAAACCTTGAAACAATTTATAGGCTAAAAGTAAATAAAAAAGACTATTACAGAAAAGATTTATTAAAATGAACAAATCAGAAACAAATAAATGGGTTAATGACTATTTAAGAAACGAATATAAAAACGAAAAAAAATATTTTAAATTGCAACAAAAAACAAAAGCAATCGTTATTGATATTATGCAAAGTTTTATTATTTTATTAATCGTATTTTATGTTTTATTCAAATGAAAATAAATTATTCAGAATTAACCCAATTTTTAAATAAAGAATTGCCAAAAAAAGAAACTTCTTTAATATCTAAAAAATTACATACCGATAAAAATTTAAAAGAAATGTTTCTTATAATTTTATTGGTTAAAGGTGCATTGTTTTTAAAAATGAATAAGCCGATCCCTAAAGAAATCAATAGACTAATAAAACTTTATAACCTAAAAAAATTACAGAATAAACCAAAAAGAAAAACCTATATAATGAAAGAATATTTAAAATGAAACCAAACGATTTAATTATTTTTATAAGTCTTTTATTTTTTCTTACTTTAGTTGGTTATATAGGTATTACTTTACTATAAATATATTTCAATAAAATCAGTAGTTTATTTAAACAATTCGTTTTTTACTTGCAATTTTTAAAAAAATATACAAGTATTTATACAAATGAATAATTTAAAAATAAAAATACCTGACTATGTGCATATTACAAAAAGCCCTACTGGTAAAATGGAAGGTATACAATCAATAAATACAAATACTTTAACTAATCCCTTTTGTAAAAAGGCAAGTAAAAACAAAAATAGTATTTGTAATAAATGTTATTCAATAAGACAATTAAAAACAATAAGAACTAATTGTATAAAACCTTTTCAGCATAACAGCAATTTATTAAGTAAACGAATATTAAATAATAATGAAATACCAACAATTTTACAAAGTAAATTTAGGTTTAATAGTCATTCAGAATTAATTAATTTAACACATTTAAAAAATTTAATGTTAATTACTACAAAAAACCCACATTGCACATTTGCATTATGGTTTAAAAGATATGATTTAATTAAACAATATTTTAGTAAACATAAAAAACCAAAAAATTTAATTCTCGTTTTTAGTAATAGTATTTTAAATAAACCAATAAAAAATTTACCTTTATATGTAAATAAAACTTTTAATAATGTTTCAAAAGATTACACAAATAAAAATGAAGTAAATTGTTCAGGTAAATGTAAAGATTGTTTAAAATGCTACACAATAACTGATACAACAAGACATATAATTGAATATATTAAATAAAAAAAAATGGATATATTATATTTATTAATTGATACATTAGGAACTATAAACACAGCATTATTCATATGTTTTATAGGGTTCTTGCTATATTTCTTTTTTGATATTTACACTAATAAAACCCACCATTAAAAAAAATACTTGTTTATTTGAATAAAATTCGTATATTGTTTATATGAATAAAATTATTTTATTTATGCACATTTTACTAATTTCATATTTTAAGGTTATTTAAAAAATGAATAAAAAGCATAACGATTTACGCAATTTAAATATGTTTGATATGGATGTTTCAGTAGTTAAACACAATGAAACAAAGCCACTTTTTAACAAAGTTGAAAAAAAACATACTTTTAAATTATGCGTAAAAACTGAAGAAACTGGTAAAGAGCCAGTATTTAAGTATTATGATTTAAACTCAAAATTTCATAATGCTGTTATTGATGACAAAAAGGTTTTTAATTTAAGTAGTAAACGCTATAGACTAGTTACACATAAAAAAGCGTTTGGTTCTTTTGTTGAACCTTTGTTGGCAATTCCTGAAATCAGTAAATTAAATAATACTGATGATATGCAGGTTATTGATGATAATAATGGTGATGTTGCAAGGCGTGAAATTCGTTTGAAAAACGATATACCACTGATTGACAAATTACCACAAGATAAAGCGTATAAATCAATAGTTATGTATAATTCTATTGATTCAAGCGTTGCGTTTCAATACAAGGTTGGCTTGTATAGGTTAATCTGTAAAAATGGAATGATGGGCTTTGATAAGTGGTTTAACCAATATTCAAAGCATACTACAAATTTTGATGTAGATTCAATTTCATCAGGATTTAAAGTATCGTTTGAAACTATTAATAATCAAATAAAAAAATATAATGAATTATTTGATTTTAATATTTCAAGAGATAATGCATTGGCTTTTTTATTGGTTTCTCTTTGTAGTAAAAAAAATAAACCAATAGATGCTAAAGACAAAAAAGGCAACTACATAAATATAAATAAGCGTTTGTATGAATATTTAACGCATTTATATGATAAATACGCCTTTGAACTAGGCAATCTTGCAAATTCTACGCCTAGTAATACCGGTTATACACTTACGCAAGTGTTAACGCATTACGCAACGCATACCAATGATACTTATACGCATAATGGCGTTTTAAGGAATACTGGTCGTAGTGATGACAATAATCTGTTAACTGCAAGGCGTAAACATAATACAATTAGTAATGCGTATAATTCTAGAATAGGTCAATATATATTCTTTGCTACTACAAGGAATATTGACAATCTACAAAATGAAACAAATAAAGTTAAATCTGTAATTAGAACCTTATAATTTAACTTTTAACTACAAAAAACCCTATTAATTAGCTTTAGTAGGGTTTTTTTTATGTGATATTATTACAACAATATTAATTATTTTTATTTATATTAATAAAACCCTTGTATTTTTATTTACTTTGTGAGATTCTCTCATAATGAAAATTTTAATAACTTTTTTTTTAAGAGGTATATATTTATGATTACCGCTACTTTTTTATTAAATGGTAGACAAAAAATCATAACTGCAGATAATTTTACAGCTTGTTGTAAAAAATTCACTAAAGAATTTAAACCAGCAATATCTGAAATTAAAGCAGTTTTTGTTTCCAAATCCTAAAAATAAATAACTTCTACTTTTTAAACCCTTGCTATTAATTTAGTAAGGGTTTTTTTTGGTGTGATCTGTAAACCTTTACTATGTTTTTACTTTAATTTAACCCTCAATTTAACCTTGATATTAACCCTAGTTTAACCCTGAAATGACTGGTATCTGTATACCTTTATTACTGGGGTTTACTTGGATTAAATGTAGGTTTACTTGTTGTAGTATCTGGATATATCGTGGATTTACTTTGAGATAAAAGGTACGCCTACCCTACCGCA